GGGTCAGTCTCTGCAACAAATACCAATGGCACATTATAACCTGATGTTAATACAGCATCTTGTTTATCAATCACATTCTCTGTTAAAATAAGTGATGTTCTTTGCAAGTCAATAACTGGTGATACATTAATATCATTCGTCACCAAATCAAGCTTGATTGTTGCTGATTTAGCAGAAGATAAGTATTTTGTTTCACTTGCTCTTGTTAGAATAACTTTAGGTTCTGTTGCATAATTAACACTATTAACTGAGATTGGTGAATATATGGAAGCCTTAGCTCTAGTATTGGTGCCTGTAGTTCTATTTTTAGAACCGGCATACGAACCACCTGAAGTGAATTTAGCACTAGCCGAAACATTGGTTGCTTCAGGCAAAAGAGTTTCAATCACTGGGATATATTCATCAAAATGTGCTTGTTGGGTAACAATAATACCATCGCCACCACCCCGTAATGTAGTATCTGCTTGTGAATCAGCACCGATTGTAAATCCGGTCCAATCAACACCAGTAATAACTCTATTACCATTAATGCTACCAGCAGTAATACCGCCAATACTATCTTCGGCAAAATCAGACACAGTTACAATATCACCGTAGATAAAGCCGTGGCCTTCTAAGTAAATATGTACATCAGAGTCGCCAGTATTGGTGCGAATGGGATTATAACTTAACAATTCTTCTGGTGGTGGGCCATTCTCAAGCAATGCTGTTGCTGTTGATGCAAATGTTGCTTTATGCAATTTAAACATCAAGTCACGTGTTTGGTCAGCAGTCCAAGTAGAAGCATTTTGTGATTGAAACAGTGAGCCCAATGTTGGTTGTCTTGTTACACGAGCAGATGTTGTGCCTAATATAAAATCGTATGTCTTAGCAACATAAACATTATAGGCAGTGCTTTCTGCTTTCAATACAATTGCATATTCTCTACCGGGTGATAAGAAAACAGGCTCATCAAATGTGAATACACTTGGCGCAGCCCTTACTGATGCAATATTATTTGTATTAGCTGGGATATTAATATTGGCAGGCAATAAAGAAGCAGTGCCACCAGGGATAATTTCTTGTGATGGATAACCATTATCAACGGAAACAATTTCACATATCACAGGAATGACTGAATCCTTGGAAGAAAAATAAACACTTGCTTGAGTCAAGAACATACCATTTGGATATTCTACTCTATCAACCATAAAAGTTTGAGCCAAAGGATCACACCACATACCGTTATCAGATGGTGGTGGTGACCACATTCCGGTGATTCGTCTTGTTGACTTATATGTCTTTTGTCTTGTCTCAAGTGTGCCTGTTGATGTGTATAATGCTCTAGTTGAAGTTACAGCACCAGCATCATTATTACCAGAAACATCAAGCATTTTAAATTCACCCTGACCTGTTCTAAATCTAATGCTTGAAGTTGAAGGAATAAAGAATGAACCAATCAATTCACCTGTTGCACTTGAAATTAAAGTCGTGCTACCATCTGGGTGTGCAGTGCTCTTAGAGTACTTGTTACCATAATCGGTATCGGTAGAACTAAAACGTTCAAATGTAGTTTCCTCTCTACACCAATTGGTAACATCAACATTATTAAAGTACGGGAAATATTTGGTATTAGGTCTTAATCCAATAGTCTTAAATTGGACTTTCTTAGATCTCATCCAAGGTAAGACTTCAACCTGAAGTACATCATCAGATACAAGACTTCTAGTTGTAACATCAGTACCAACAAAAGTCCAACCTGACATGGCTGAACCTCTCACATTACTAATAGTACCACCATCCTTAATGACTTCAGTTACGTATCTTGTTTCAATCCATTCATCTGAGGCCGGTGATAGAATGGTATGTCCAGTTTGTGTAATAACAGCAAATGGATTGACATTCATTGTCTCTGTTGCAAGATTCTGATTTACCAATGTATTATTTGTATATGGTAACGTAATCAAATCACCAGTACGTTGAACCGTATTGCTACCATTATCAGAATCATAAACCAATCTAATATTTTTAGCAATAAAAGGTGTATTTAATGTATCATCAACAGGATCAATTGATGATCTATTTCTATTACCGGGTTCGGCAAAAGAAGTATCTCTAAAGTTATCAGCTAAGAATCCTGACTTTGTTCTAGGATTACCAGCAGAATCCAAAACCAATTGGATTGCAGTACTGTTTTCCAATAAACTCAATGTTGTATATTTCTCAAGATTGGAAACTCTTTTCTCAAGTCTGCCAATATCTTGCATCGTATAACGCTTGTGGTCAACAAATGTTGATGTCAAGTCTGAATCAGTAACTGTATATGGATTTAATTCAAAATTATACAGTGCCATTGAACTAGAAGGAATCTGAGGATATGCTGGTTGGAAATCAGGCACACCTTGGATATATTTTATCTCAGCCCTATTTGTTTTAATGTCATTTTCAATTCGTTTAATAACAAGTGTATCACGTCTTGGTAAGTAGTAATCAACATCAACATCAATGTTATTTGTATTCTGAGGTAATAATGAGATATAGTCTTGATCTTCAATATAACTACCACTAGAATCCTGAGCAGGTCTAAAATCCAAAACATCGGTTAGTGAAATAACTTCACCATTGTTTTTACGATATTTTGGAATTTGATTATAGTTAATACTGGCGTAAGAATTTACATTAAAGAAATGACCAGGGTCGTGTTGGAAATGACGATATTGAACATACACATCACCAGTTGGTACAGTCAATCCAGTACGTTCAACTAATCGGCCGAGTGCATAAAGATTATCTCTTTGACCATTGTCTAATATAAAGTTTTCAGTTAAATCTCTGCCGTTGGCATCATTTACTTTTACATTTAGAATATCAATAACATCAGTACGATTCAATGTCAACCAACGCAAACCATTACCATCAGAATCTGCTGCCGTAGGCCATGCTTTAGTCAATGTTTTTGTTACAACTGATTTTGCTCTTACGGTTGGTGTTGAAACATCAACCATAGCAATAAGTTCATATGCTGTTGAGTTTGCAAGGCCTGTAATGTTAACAGTAGTACCTGTTGGTGAACCAGCAAGAGCAAATGAAGCAGTGGTTGCTGAAATGTTACCATCCAATGTTGTGATTATCCAATCACCTGTATCGGTAAATGTTAAACTTGAACCACCAAAACTACCAGCAGATAATGTATAGGTTCCGGAACCACTTGATGTAAATGCGTATCTTCTTTGGACGATAAGACTATTTACAGTAACACCATTGCTCGTCGGCCGTGTATTGGGTAATGGAAATAGGAGTGAATTATTTGCAGTCTCTTGAAGCAAGACAATGCCATCAGTTTGCTCAACATCAAAATATGAACTAGTAGTAAGTCCAATACTTTTAACAGATGCAAAACTTTGACCACTATTCATTTGAATATCAAAGAGATAATGTCTAATTTTACTTTGATTACGTTCAACTGCTCTTACTCTGGCCGTACCGATAGTACTACCACCGTAACCTTTACCTGTTCTTAAGTTCAGTTGTTCAAAGTTATTAATGCCTGGCAAACCACGACATCCACCATCTGAATCTTGATTTACATAATTACCATATTGTGCAACAACATTTTCCCCGACCACCGAAGTATAAGTATAGGCCTTAGGTACTGTGAGTGTTGTAATTGGTGATTCAAGACGATAACCTTCAACATAGGCAACACCGCCTGAGACATTTAAAGTCAAGTTTGAATCATTTAAATCCTCAAACCTTGCAGTGATTGGATTAACAATATAATCACCAGATTCATCTCTAGTGCGTTGGGCCAATAATTCATTAATCTTATTATATTCTGTTGTCCCATTTGCTTCACTTGAAACAACACCATTTACTACTCGAGCAATGAACAAGAAATTGTCTGCTGAATCTACTTCATCCCTTGTGGTAAGTGTAAGCTTAATTCTATAACGATCAGCACCTGGCGCTGCAGTATTGGGTACAGCACCTTGATTATCATAAAGAGCTGAATTATCAGTTGCAGTTACAATGTCTTCTGTAACAAGGAAACCTAAATCAACGGTCGGTGTGCTTGTATATTTACTAATAAAATGTGTTTGTTTTTCAGCAAACACAAAGTGATCTTTGGTAAAATATTCACCACTAGCCACGGCAGCAATGGTACCAGTACCTGTTGCGCCAGATGCTTCCAAAGTGAGCGTATATGTACCATTAGAGATATCAGTACCGTTTGGTATTCTAATTGTTGTATCACTAGCAGTAGCATCTGCCGTATCAATATACTTAATATAAAGAGTTGCAGGATCACCAGTCAAAGCATCTGCGGCAACAACTTCCAATACTTCAACAGTAATATTGGTGTCGGATGTTACGAACTGCTCACCAACCAAATCAACTGCTGGTAATTGATTAATAGATGTATCAAGTCTTAGATATTCATATCTATTATTTACGGTAACACCACCAGGGCTAACAACAGCACCTTCGTTAAATATGTTACGAGCAAATCGGCCAATCTCTGATTGGATAATAGTTTGAAGTTGTGTTAATTCTCTAGCTTGAAGTGTCTTACCGCTGTTGAATAGAACTCTATAATAGTTATCACTATCGCGGTAATCATCTTTATAGACGTTAGCAAATGTGTTGGAAGTGAATGTCGTTGCCATGTATAATTGCCTTAGAATGTAAGAATAACTTTAATGTCTTCAGTTTGAGCAGCATCTCTTAGAATACGAGCTCTATTCTCTATGTATAACAAATCTCCGGACCATGCATCTACTTGACCACCCCAACCAGTACTATCAATAGCATTCACAATTGTTGCTGTACCACCACCATCATCACTAATCGTCTCACCATTACCAAATATACCAAAACCAGTAGTTTCATTTTGATGATAAAATACAGTAGTGCCATTGATTTGATCAATATATGCAGTTGCTGAATCACCAGATAAAATATTATCAATAGCTAGTGTTCCGGCATTATCAACTCTAATTGCTCTTAATGCTTTACCAGAAACTTCATCATATAAATCAGCACTGTCTTCCCATTTGACATTTTTCATCAAAAGAATTTGTCTAAAGTCTTGGCCAACCAAGAAATCACCAGATTCCGTACCTGAAGGCTTGGAAACAACCATAATAGAAGTTGATAACAAATCATTGACTGGATCGTAACCAATGCCGACCATTGGTGTAATAATGGGTCTAGCAGTTGCTGGGGTTGTTGGACTTCCACCAGAGAATTCAATGCTGCTATAAAGATAACCACTACCTAACGAACCACTCTCATCATCCATTTCAATTTTTACAATAGCACCACCACTTACGGTTGCTGTTGCTTGTGCTCCAGTACCATTGCCTCTAAAAATAATGGTTGGTGCACTGGCATATCCTGCACCAGCATTTGTAATTGATACACCCAAAATCTGTCCACCAATAGCCGATTGTTTAATCAAGGCTTGTTGAACTTCAAATGTGTTTAAACCTGGATACCCGGCGGAATCAGCAATGAATTGTGTGGGTAAATAATTTGCGGATAAGAAATTATTTGCCTTTGTTGGACTCAACGCATATAGGAATTTCCATCTATATCCATCGGCCGTTTGGAATGCTTGAGTCTGTGTAACACCAGCATCCGTATAACTAGGTTTCACAATAGAGTTAACGGCAACACCTAAAGAATTACGTCCTTGTTGAAGACATACATATACTTCATTATCCTCTGTAAGAACATAATGTGTATTTGCTGGCACATCTGCGTAAGTATCACTCCAACCAGAGTATACGGTACCGGATGCCCAATTATATCTTGGCACCACAAATGATGCTCCACCAGATGTAATTTGTTTTACTGATTGAAGATTTGCTCTAGCTATTCTTTGTTCTCTTAAAGAATTAACTGGTGTTACAACTGTATCACTCGAGTCGTATTGATCCGATTTACCGACACCAATAAAATAATTATTGGAACCAGTTGTATTTAAAATATCGGTTAAGAGTGTCTCTGCCGCTTGTCTTCTCAGTGTATCAGTAATAATTGCTGCCATTTTTTATTTCCTGTTATGCTATTGTTGCGCCGTAATGACCTGACACATACCAATTTGTTCCATCCCAAACAAGTGTTGCGGCATCATATTGATCCAAAGCAACCGTAGTGCCTTGTGCAAAACTTGCTGGTGTGATAGTTGCTATACCAACGCCTTTATTGGTAAAGATTTTAGACTCACCAATTGTAGTACCATTTGCTAATGTAACGGCCAGTGCCGTAGCTTTATTACAGATGATGTATGATGTTATTGCCGATGCGGCACCGTTGGCTGTAATTTCTGTAGATGAGAATGCAATTTTACTAACTCGAATTGCACCAGTACCCTTTGCATCAAGTCTCAAGTTGATATTAGTATCACCACCAGTTGCACTAATAATAGCTGGATTGCCAGTCGAATTATTTGAAACAGTAATCTCGTTTACCGCAGAAGCAATAGTAGCAAATTTAATTAATTCATTACTATTTGCATCATTAATTGTCGGCGTCGTGATTGTTGGCGTACTAATAGTAGGACTTGTAAGAGTTTTATTAGTCAACGTTTGTGTTGCTGATGTAACTACAATTGTGCCACTGGCATCAGGAAGTAGAATGACTCTATCTGCCGTTGGATTAACCGCCGCCAATCTTGTTTCAAATGCATCAGTACTTGAGCCTTCAAATGCAATTGCGCTATCCTCTAAAGAAATTTGAGAATTAAGTGAATTACTATCACCAATCCAATTGAAAAGTTCTATAAAGTTACTATTAATCTTTTGGCCGGCAGCACGTAGAGTATCACCAGTGCCATCATTGGCAGTAGAACCTACGTTAATACTTTGTCTTGTCATATCTTATTCCAGTTGAATAAATCAATTTATATTTATATTAGTAAGCTGAATCACTAAGATAACGGGTAAACATATCATTATCCATTGTTTCCAATGCCAATGAGAAGTCAGGTCTTGTTATATCAGAATCATCAAATGTGAATGAGTTAGGTATCACCAATTCGCTAATTGTACTATAGAAACCATCCAACTTACTTGTTGTTAATGAGCTATAAGAACCAAGTGGTTGAGATACATTGAATCTATAATCATTAATTGCATCATTATTTGAATCCCACAAGGCAGTTGTTTCTGTAAATACAGTGCCTAATGTAATAAAACCTTCTGATGATAGAACCAAAGGTGTTACCGGTATTGCTAATGGGTCTTCACTTATTGATGTTAAACCAAAAGCTTTTTCTGTCTGAGTAATAACCTGACCCTGATAGTAAAAACCAGCAGGATGTACAAATTTTAAATATAAATCACGCCAATCAGCAGTTGAGAATGGTGTTTTAATTAATAGTGAAAAAGTCTGATATAAGGCATTATCTTGAATAAATTTTAATGAATCATATCCAACTTTTGAATCACCAACAGTGAACAGACTTTGTTTTGGATATTCAACAACAACATTCTCACCAAAGAATCCTCTAAAGAATCCTTCGATTGATGCAAGAGAACCTTTTACTCTATAAAACTTAGCTAATAGAGATGTCATCAATCTTGGATTATCAAAGAAAGCAGATGATTTTAAACCATTACCAAATTCTTCAATAAGAAAATCCAAATTATCGACTGATGTTTGTTCAGGATCTCTAGAAACAAATAAACTATTGATCTGAGTCTTAAATGACTGTCGATTCTCACCTTCTAGATATTCATAGTATTTCTCTAAAAATAAAACTAGATTGGGATATGATTCTTCAAAGTACTCGGGTAGTACTTCTCTAACTTTACTTTTAGAGAAACTTAAGTTTCTTCTATCTAAATCTTCTACTGCATTAATCATGAGAGGACATTAAGAGTATTTTGATAATCAATTTGAGCTTTTGCGTATGAAAGGCCTGCATCAATATCTATAATATAATTTCTCAATGGTCTAATTGTTGATTCATTGGCAGGTACTACGGAAATTTTAATGATATCATTCGTCGCTGCTTCAGGATTAAATGCAATCAATTCGACTTTACCTGTAGATGGTATATATGAACCAATGTTATCAATAATGATTTCTTCTGAGATTGATTGGACCTGCAACACATTGGTCCCAAGCTTATTTCTAATTACAGCAGTTTGGCCCAAATAATCAAACCTTGATGACGTAACAGTATACGTTGATATGCTTGGTTCAGCTAGTGTTACTGGGTATGATATCACAAAATTATTAAGAGCACCA